ATGCGTCCGCTCTTTGAATACCAAGTTCTATGTAAGCTCCGTTTATAGCGGCGTCTTGAGCAATACCTTCAACAAGTGCTATTTCTGCTTGCTGTTTTTGCAACATACCCTCAGAATTGTTCCATTGTATTTCTGCGTCTGCCTTTGCTTGTGCAAGTAGTTCTCCAGCTTTTACTGCGTCCACCTTTGAAAGTTCAATAAAGTCTTTATCAGACAAAAGAGCTTCCTGTGAATCTATCAGCATTTGCTGATGTTGATTTTCAAGGTCTGCTTCGTATGCACCAATAAGCTCGTTTGCTTTTTTCAGCGAATCACCAAACTTGCCTTCATACTGCTCGATTTCGTAATCTAAGCCTTTTTCACGTTCTCTGTTGTAGCCAACGCCATATCCGCTATTAGCTATATCCTGTAAGTCTGCCAACTTCGATAATTTACCAGCGTATGTGTTCATCATGGCCTCTGCTGACCCACCGAATTTAGCTCCCTCGGCTGTGGCTAATTCAAAGGCGTGCATTACATCCTGATAAAGGACTTTGCCTGCTGACATTTCTTCACGCATGGCTTCAAGACTTACTCCACGTTCCTCGGCCAGCCACGCAAGCGGGTTAAATCCTGCCTCTGTGTACTGCCTTAAATCTTGGCCTGTGAGTTTGCCTGCTGAGGCCGTCTGACCGTAAACGTAAGCAAGGGAATCAAATTTACTCTGGTCGCCCATTGCTACATCGCCGATCCATTTAACTGCTTGTACGATCTGGTTTTCATCTACACCGTATGCCAGCATCCTTTTTGCAGAGGTAAGCATATTCGGGGTCTGGTACATGGTATTAACGCCGTAATTTTTAAGTTCTTGATATAACGCTTCGCCTTTTTCTGCACTACCTAATAAAATCCCTAATGCTTTCAGATTTGATTCTTCTGTGGCTGCGTATTCAATACCAGCTTGCAAACCTAATTCTCTGTCTTGCGTTACAGTATCATATAAGCGTTCAACCTCTGCTCTAAATGCGTCATCTTTTTTTTCTAACCTTTCCGTAGTAGTCTTAATTACACCTGTCCCCGCTCCTATTACTGCACCTGCCGCCATAACATACGGGTTGCCTGTGTAAAGACCCATAGTAAAGCCTGATGTCGCTCCACCAAGAATATTTGAAATTGCCGATCCAGTTCTTTCACCGTACATGGATTTTCCTAACGCAAACATATAATCCTGCGCCGCTTGACCTAACTGTGCATACAGACGCATTCTGACAAGCGTAGCACCGATCCCGCCTCCAAGACCTCCGCCAGAGCCACCGCCAGCCCTGCTCATCATGTCGTTATCAGTCTTGCTCATCTGATCCCGCATATTAACTTCTTCTTTGGCTGCTTTTGCAGTTTCTTTACTTAGACTTTGCCAAGACGCTTTTAACTTATCAACTGCCGCTGCCTGTTGGGTAAGAGAAGCTTTTGCGGTGTCATCCCAAAGGACTTTCCCACTTGAGATTTCTTTTTTATATTGCGCTAATGCTTTTCGTGCTTCATCCCATTGGCGCCACATATCCATTTTTTTGCTTTCAGTTTGTAGCAGATCTATACTGCGTTGCGTTTGTTTTACTTCTGCGTCAAGTTGCCTTGTAGCGTCTGCTGCTTGTTTTACAGAGGAAACAATTTGTGAGCTGTCCATCTTTGCCACGATACTTACATCTGTTGCCACAATTATCCCTCCTCTTTCAAGTTATATCCGATTTCTTGCCAGTAAAAAGCTCTCAATATAGCCTTTTCACCGCTTGACATCTTGTGTATCTGACTGGGCGTAATATTGTGTTTTATCCATAAAAAATACAAAAACCACGCCTGTTCGTCACCTTCGTCTAATTTTTTTTTACTTCCTTGACTGCCTCAATAGAAAAACCGCTGATTTTATTGATATAGTCATAGATACCTCTGATCTCGCCAGCATCAAAAAGTTTCGGTACAACTTCTTTTGCGCTGTAAACACCAAACTTATCCATTATGTCCTTCCTGCTAAGTTTCTCCCCATCAATTCGTATGCTCTCCACCAGTGCGTTACACCTAAAATCATTCTGGTTTTTGCATATTTCGACCAAATACTCAACCTGCGAATCAGTAAGGGGGAGAACCTCAATATTAAACTCCTCCCCTAATTCTGCCGTAAGTCTGGGTATCTCTAAAACTATGCCTTTTTTTAAGGATAACTGTTCATCATTGGCGGACAGCAGAGTATCTATTAAACTCATATCCGTCCTCCTATCTTGGATCAATCATGTCTAAGTATTCCCAATCAGTAAATGAGAAATTCTGCGTTACTGTGCCGATTGTGTTGCTCTGCCAGTCTGCAAGAGTTAAGGAATCAAACTGCACATTTTTCAGTACCACTCTTTCAGCCCCGTATGAATCAGGGTCTGCAAGTTTGCTGATAATAGTAAAGCTGGGTGTTTTGCCTGCTTTTATCATTTCGCTTAACAGAATAGCCATTCTTGAGTTTACCTTAGTCATGGTTAATGTTCCTGTACCTGTCGATCCGCTGACTTTTCTGTGTTTAGCAAGATCACCGCACATAGGAACATCTAAAAAGTCAAGTGAAATATTTGCCTGTAAAGCTGTTGCCTCTCTAACGGTAACACCATCAAGGAATACCTCTCCGTAAGTACCGTTTATGGCTTTGGTTTCGTCATATACGCCCATTACTTCGCCTCCTTAAATATAAAAGTTTACCGTAATGTCTTCGATTGCGTTGAGAATGTGATATGTAGCAAGAATCCATACATAAGTGCTTGTATTAGCCTCTTTGATTTCCTGCTCTGTCATATCGTCCACATCCACGCCTATGCCTCTGAGATAAGTGGTCTGTGATTCAAGGTCGATTTCTGTGTGGATATATGTGTCAAGTAATTCTTCTTGGCGTAATCCTTCAAGATATGCCTGAATAGCTGTAATTAAAATGCACTTGTTATCATAGTTGTTAGGGTATCTGCCAATGTAATAATCCTCACAGGTGCGCTTAATATCCATATAAATTAAGTCCATAATGTCGATAATCTTAATGGATTTCCAATCTGCTGATTTACCAGTTCCGATTGTTGTTAAACTATTGACTGCCCTTGCAACTTTAACCTTTTCGCCATCGTTGAAAATTTCAAATTTACCAGCGTTAATAGCTGCGTCAAGTTGTGCTTTAGTTTTCTTCGGCACATCGTCAACATCTGAAAGTGTGTAGAAGGTTGCACTCTGCTGTAAAGGTGTTCCAGCTAAAAGTCCGGCGATACGTGAGCAAAATTCCTCGGTGGAATATGTATTTGTACCGCACACAATATCGTCTGTTGTAAAGTTGATAATACCCTCGTCATCGGATGCTGTGTTAGGTAATACAGCTTTGACTTTGATACCATTTGAGCGCATTGTCTTAATAGCTGTGGCAATATCCGTTGCGTCTGCTGCAATAATATCAGGTGCGCCAACCAAATAATCAAACTTAATTGTCTGGGCTGCATTTAACCCATGTGCCAATGTATCAGCAAGGATCAACTGCATATATTTGATAGGGTTTATGCCACCTATCCAACCACGTTTGAGATAGTTTTTCTCGTCTGTTGTAAGTGTTAAACTGTCAATTTCTGTAACACTCTCGATTTTTGTAATGGTAGTTGCGTCTAATTCGCTGTCCACCAGTAACACGCAAACGATACCTCTCTCTCCACGTTGGATGGCTGTTGCTGCTGTGCTTTTAAAATTAATGATTATGTTAGGTAAGCCCATCAGTCTTCAACTCCTCCTTGTTAATGTAAATGTGTTCCATATAATCCCAAAGTTGCTGTGCGTCATATTCAGGAGTAACAGCATCTTCAAGAAACTCAAATTTAAAATCAATGCTGATTTCCACGTCTGCCCGGTTAATGGCATAAGTAAAAGATAAATTACGGTCTTTGACTGCAACGTGGCCTTGACCCAAAAACGGCTTCAAAGTCTGCAATATGGATAACTGCTGTCCCATATCCGGCACTCCACGAGCGTCCAAACCTGTGAAAACAATGACTTGTAGATTTAATCTTGTGGTAAGCGTAAAAAAAGACGATCTTTTGCTGTCGCTGAAAGTCAACAAGTAAAGGAAAGAAGGTCTGGTAAAGTTTTCGGGGATAGTCCCCCAATAATTTTTGTAATTGGAGGCGTAACTGTGAAACTCACGTATTACCGCCTCAAATACATCCTGTAATGTTATTCCTGTATCAGCCAAATTGATCCTTCACCACCTTTTTTAGCATATTTTCTGCGTCTGAAATAAGCTCGTCTTTCAGCTCCATAATGGCTCTTTCGTACATCTTTCGCCCTGCGACCCACGAGCCACCGTTTTTCAGCGTTAAAAGTCTGCCGTCATGTCCCACCATCCAATGCCCGTGTTCAACAAGGTGGGCGTGGGGAGCTATACTCCAATCATTTCTAACTGCCGCATAACCTCCCCCTGAACCAACTGCTTTTGTTACCGCTGCCCTTAATCGTCCGGTGTCTACTCCAACTGCATTCACGTTAGTCTGCACCTGAGTTTTTATCTTATCTCCGCTTGTTTCCATAAGCTCTCTACGCTCTTTAGGAAATTCCTTGACAAGTGTGTCGAATTTATTACTAAGTTCCGTAAGTGTTAATTCAGTCGCCATTATCCGTTCCCTCCTCTGTATCTGTTTCTAAAGGATCATCAGGTTCAGGATCGGGTGTCGGAGGCGTAGGTGGCGTAGGCGGATCAGGTATAACATTATTCTGTTCCACCAGTTCGCATTGCAGACGGATAAAGCGTTTGTCATATTCGCCCTTGTCTACATAGCGGACGTTATACACTTCATCCTTGAATTTGATGTAATCATCCTCTGCCACATCGGGCCAAGCAGGATAACGGATTGTAACATTAATAGTCCGTCTTGTCTGATATTCTCCATCTGCCGGAATCCATTTGTCGCCCTTTGGATAACTCTCCACCGCCGCCCAACAAGTAGTAAGTTTTGCAATACTTGTCGTGGTTATGTAGTTTGTCCCGGTTTCAGGCTGTTTCCGCCATATTTCTACACGCCATTTGAGCTGGCCTATGTTTTTATTGACATTGCTTGCCATACTCCCACCGCCTTAAAGGAAATTTTGTCGATACATCCCTACAATGCTGTTATAAACAGGGTTCATCTGCATAGCTGCATACTTGGAGTGTTCGAGGTTGGCGGTGCGGTTTTCGTAGAGGTCGTTTACCAGCATCTCAAAGGCAATTCCCAAAGCCGGGAGCAAAGACGCTTCTTCTTCGGAATACCCGATCTGAGCAGCAATGGTCGATTTCGCCGCCGTCATAATATCCTTTATAAGCTGGTCGTCTTCTTCGTAGTCATCGGCTCTGAGATACGCCTTGACTTTTTCGAATGTAACTTCGGAAATTGTCATTTAAATCACCCTAAACTTATGATGCTTTCTGTACGAGTACAGCGAGTTTCTGGTTGTCAATCACAGCAGAATCCATTTCAAGCCATACGTTGATACCGATTGCGTGCTGGTTGCTATATACCTCTCTGAGAATATTCATTTCTACAGACTGTGTGATCTTAACTGCAAAGCCGGAAAGGTCGCCGTAAATAACAGTTTTATTTGTAGCTGCGATGTCGTCCATGTTGTCAGAGATAAACACAGGTTTGCCGAGAAGTCTGTAAGGGAAAGCCTCAGTTAAGTCATACTGTAAGTAGTATCTGTTGTTGCTGTCTTTGAGTTCTTTAATGTAAGTAAATGTATTTCTGCTCATAATCCAGCAAGCATCGGGCTGATAAATCTGAATAACTTTTGCCTGTAACTCGATAAGCTCAGGAATTGTGATTGCTGTTGCACCTGCTGTTGTAAGTGTATTTGTGCAACCAACTGTGATACCCTGCATATTGCTTGAGCCTGAACCAGCACCTTTAATAAATTCACCTTCAAGGAAAAAGTTTACTCTACGTGCGATCTCAGCTACTACAAAACCAACAAGGTTGATGTCTGTGTTGTTGATGAGTGAGATACCAATTTTTGTAAGTGCGCCAACAAGATAACCTGTAAGGTCTACGCTTGTAAATGCACCTGCGTCTGCTACAAGGTCTGTAAACTCTGTGCCATAGCCTACCGTGATGTTATGTGTTGAGTTTGCGTTTCCATATACGGGAATCTGTAATTTGCCGTTTGTGTAGAAAACTGTTGCTCTCTGTAAGATGGGTGACATCTCTTTTACTGTGTTGATGATTTTGTTTGCGATATGCACGGGGATAATTTTGCCGTTATTGCCTACGGAGAAATTCTGCTCACCGGAACGGATATTATTGACTTCGCCTCTGATCCATTCACAGAACATTCTTTCTTCGATATCTTCAACACTTTCGTTTTCTCTTTCTTCAACTTTAGCTTCGATCTTATTCCACTCTCTTGTTTCTTCGCAAAGTGTAATGTCTTTGTCGATATTCTTTACTTCGTTTACGATTGCTTCAAGACGTTCTCTTTCTGCGTCCTCAAAGCCTCTTTTTTCTTCTCTTGCTTTTGCCATAAGGGCATCTCTTTCGTCCAGTAAATCGTTTCGTTTTTCGATTAGTTCTTTAACCATTGATTTTTTGCCTCCTTAAATAAATTGATATTTGTCATATTCTCTGCTGTAATCCGGTTCTGCTTCGGGTTCAGGCGGTGTAACAAGTTCTTCCCGGAAATTCAATTCGTTTTGCTCGTCATCTGCATATCTTACGGAAATAATTACTGTGTCTTCATCTCTGGTGTAAATCTGAGTACCGTAATAAGCAGGTAATTTAGTTAGCATACTGACTTCCGTAAGTTTTAAGTCCTTCACAAAACGTCTTTCAACGCCCTCTTTATAAGGCTCGTACTCGTCATTGATTTTTCTGAAACCAAAAGAAAAGCCCCTCAACTGGTGATTTTTAGCTGCCTCAACAACTTCATCGTCTGTGGTGCTTCCCTCAATACGTAAACCGATATTATCCTCATAAAGTCGGATGTTTTTCCCGTTTTGCCCTAAAACTCTGCCTGACTGGTGGTTAAAAAGCAGTACCACCCCCGGATTAGCCTCCAAAGCTCTTGTCCATGCGCCTGACATGATCTGTTCCACAAAAACACGCCCATCTTCGTGAATAACTCTGCTGTCACGCTCTACTGCATTGACATATCCGTCAAAAAATAACTCCTTGCCATCTCTCAACTCAACTTTCAACGCTCTCACCTCCTTCCGGCGGTGTTTTTACCTGTATTTTTTTAAGGTTTGTCTGCTCCTTTGTGTTCGGAACATAAACATCCCCTGATTCAGGGTCGTAAAGCACTTCGCCTAAGCTCATTTTCAGGAAATTCATACCCAAAGGCTTCAAATCTTCAAGGTATCTGACTTCATCTATCTGCATAAATCCTTGTTCAATAGCATTTGAATAAGCCTTGAAGCGTTTTTCAATGTCGCCCCTGAGAAGTTCCCTCGTGTCGGCCATAAAATAAGCTGATCCTTTCTCATTTTCGAGCAAAATGTCGCTGTTAAAAGCCGATTCAAACGCTGCTAAGTGCGTATTTATCGTGGTTTTTATATAGTTCTGGTAGATTTCCCCAACGCCTGTTCCAACTGTACCTTCAAGCAAGGACTGAGGTGTAAGCAGACTTACGCAAGCCTGTCTATTCATAAGTCTAAGCATTTCGTTTAGTTGCATCTCAACTGGTGTATTAGCCAGTTCTTTGTAATCCAGTCCGTTATTCAGTACAATGCAGTTCTCCGTAGAGTTTGTGCCGTATAAATTCCGCCATGCTTCTTTGAGTTTTTGTAAAGCCGTGTCTTTCAGTACAGTCTGTGACTTGATTACGCCTTTTTTAATGCCACCTGTCGAAAGTTGGTTTGTTTCAAAGTCAATAGTGCGTTTGAGCATAGCCACAAATTCTTTATTGTCTTCAAGAAAACCATGCGCCGAAAAGTCATCTCTGCCAATTCTGCGGACAATCAAGAAGTCATCTCGTCTGTATTTCACGCCGTTTACGAAAATTGCCACCTCTTTAAAGATGGGTTCTTCGTTCATAATACATTGGATGCAGTTTTGGTCTACGTACCGTAACTCCACTATTTTGTTACGTTCTCTGACTTTGTACGCAAACGCACGTCCATGCACAAGGTAGTCAAACATCATGCGCCACTTAAATGCGTACCCGTCTGTAAGGTGATCCGGTGTGTCATTAATGAGTTTCAGACGGTAATCGTCTTTCAATTCCTCAACAACACCGTCCTTTTCCTGATACAGCCTGTAAGTGAGTGCAGCCGTAGTACCGCATATCAGTTCCAGACAGCCTCGGATGTAAGGTGACGCAAGAGCAGCCTCCTCTGTGACGGGAATCTGTTTGAGCCACGCTTCAAGCCAACTCGCTGTAATTGTCCCTGTATCATCGTCACGAGTGGTCTTTCTGCTAAATAATCCCAATCTCTCACCTCCTTTATATGACTTGTACGCAAAAGTCATCCATTTTCATGCACTCAGCGAAAGCGAATATGGTCGCTGCTGCCAAGTCAACACGTTCTTTTTTCTTCGTGCCTTTATCTATAATTTCATTTTCGTTTTTATCTTTTCTCGTAATAGCATTTTGAAAGCACCACTCAAGCAAAGAGCTTTTTTCGTACACAACATTTCCTTTATATACGTTCGCCCTAAATTCCTTAGTTGGTGCTGATAAATTAAAGTAACTCTGCCTGAAAAATACAATGTCGTAATCTTCTGCCAGATTTTGTGCCATCTGCGTTAAGTTGTACGGGTCTGCAATAATAACCTGTATTTCACATTCGTACTCATCCTCAATGCCTCGTATATAGTTCTCCACAAGGTTATAATCCACTATTCCGCCCTCGGTGATAATGCACTCTCCCATCCCCTCGGCTGCACGGTAATCAAACTTTTCACGCCGTTTACCGAGCGAATCTTCCGGCAAAAATCCCATAGCTTTGAAATAGTAGACATCATCTTCTTTATACATCATGGTGACTGCCGTTAAGTCCGTAGTCATAGACAAGTCCATGCCGATAACCACCGATTTGCCTTTAAAGTCAACTTTATCCACCGCACACTTCCTGAGTACGTCCAGAGGTAAATAACTTTCGTCCAGATGTTTGTCTAAAAAGATATTGCAATGTTTTGTAAGATAGTTTTCTCTTTCGCTTGGCATTTCAATAGCCAACCGTCTTCTCTCGTAGAGGTATTCAAGATTTTCAGGTATTTCCAAAGCAAGCGGATTTGACTGAAAAATAATCTCATCGTTGGTTTTCCATTTTTTCTTATCATCAGGCTCGTATATAAGCGAAAACCTCGCTGGGTTGTCTATCTTCCCATCCAGTACGTCTTTTGCGTATTGGACTTCCTCTATCATGGGATTGTCCTTAGACGGGTAAGCAGTAGAGATTACAATACCGAGCCTGTTTTTCATATTAATCTGGGATGACTGCATGGCGGATATTGCGTACCGCTCAGGCAACGCTCCCACCTCATCAGCCAACCACGCATTGGATTTCCTGCCATCCAACAGGTTTCGGGAGTAATTCAAAGGTTTATACACATTGTGGTTCAATAAGCACTCCACGCTCTGCCCCAAAACTTTGAAATGATCTCGTATTGCCGGGGAACAGGCTATAAGCTGGTCTATCTCTTTTTTAACCAACCTCGATAAGTCCCCGTTTGCAGCTACGGAATACAACTCTGCGTAATTCGGTTCTAATAACATAAGCAACACAAAAATGACTGCTATTATAAAAGTTTTGCCACTCTTACGCCCAATGAGCATTAAAATAAACTCGTAACCACGTTTCTTTATATCTTGTTTATCTTTTACACAAAACACCGCTTCAATGAGTAGCCATTGAAAATCAGCGAGCGAATCATATACGGTTTGTCCAGCTTTAAAGCCACTTGACATATTCATTAGCTTCAAAAGGCTTTTGACGATCTCATACTCTTTGTCGTCAAATACAAATAACTTATGCTTACCCTCAAAAACTTTCCGTATATCTCTGCATTGCTTGATTACATATTTCGGTGCTGAGATTTTTTTGCCAACAACGTCAAGACAGTATCTATAAGCTGGGTTCACTACCATCGCCCCTGTCTTTAAAGATTGCCAACAATGGATCGCCTTCTTTTTGGGCTGCGTCAAGTTTTATGTTTGCCAATTTTGCCCTGCTCTGGGGACTAAGACTTAATTCATTCGTGTAGCGGCAAAATGCTCTCGTGTATTTTTCTTTGGTTGCCATCAATTTTCCGTCAAACAGATAGTCGCTGTTTTCGTTTACCATTTCTTCGATTGTCTGCATACGGTCTATTGCTATGGCACATTCTGTAAGTACATACACGTCCAGACTGCCTAATACACCTGCTTCCACCATCCCGTCCTTGATTGCGTTAAAAATCTGGGACTGTCTTTCGTTTAGGTATTCCGGCTCAATAATTTCCCCATCGCCACGTAACTTTTCTTCCTGTTTTAGTCTAAACTCCGTTTCAGCTTTGGTCTGGGAATAGTCTGTTAGCACAGCCGCACTTTTACAAGGTCTTGCCATTTTCTCACCTCACAATAAGTATTCATTTATCTCATCTTGCACTCTCTGTTTTTCACGCCATTTCCGTCTTGCCTCTTGGCTGTAAACTTCGTGACAGTCATGGCACAGAGGACGCAAGTTATCTTCATCCAGTCTTTTACTAAAATCCACGTACAGCGGGATCACGTGGTGGACTTCGGTAGCCACTCCGATTGGTGTTTTGCCCTGTTCCAAACAGTCTTGACAGATGTAATGGTATTTCTCCAAAATCGCATCCCGCATATCACGCCAAGCCTGACTACTCCTGAAACGCTGTATCTCGTCCCGGTCTGCTTTCCGTTCCGCTCTGCGTCTTTTGATGGCCTCGTAATCTTTCGCACACTCAGGACAACGTGAAGTCCCAAAAGGAACACGCTTACCACACCACACACAAGTTGAGTACATAGGCAAATTTACCACCACACTTACCCTATACCCCTCCCCCGTATATGCCCAAGCCCTCGATTCTACAAATTCACTTCTTCCGTCTA